CTGGTACAGTTTATCACATGGATGGTAACTGGACACTAGTATCCGGAACTGGTACAGTTACTACTTCTACTGACATTATGTCTATTACCTACGGTTCAGTAATGAAACTTAACCTGTATACATATATCAATCGTAGTAACGGTTTAATATATGATGATGGCGTTAATCTTTTTGATTATGGAACAAACTATCAAGCTGGCGACACACTGAAGATTCCTGGTAGTTTACTAGGTGGACGTGATGGTGGCTGGATCATGTCAGCTCAGCCTAACGGTACAAACGTTAATGGGGACGTATTATTCTTTAGCATAGCGGCTTATCCAACATTGGGAACCGATATTCCAGCTGGTACATTGTTTAGATACCAAGGTGTAAACCATCTAAATCAAACAGTTGTATCAGTTGTGGACAACGGCGAGGGTGATTGGTTTGTAACTATCACTGGTGGATTATCATCATATGATACTGTAGACTTCTTTGCTGGTAACGACTATCAGTTTACATGGCAAGGTAGCTACATTTCAGAAGGCCAGTGGCTTCCAGCAGAAGCTGTACGTTTATCAGTGAATCAAACAATCACTGCACAGATTACATATAACGTAAGAAGTCCCGAAGGACAACAGGCGTTTGTATGGACTCCTAACTGGTCACATACTTACGGTTCAACAAACTATGATGAATACTTCAATGATGTAGCCTATGATGCGGTTAACGATCGAGTACTTGTTACTGGTTATTTCCAGCAAAACGGTAGTGATAGCGAACTTTTAGTCATGTCCCTGGACAATGCCAATAGCGGTGCTACTATATGGCAAAAGTTTGTCGGAGATAACAACATCGGTAACTATGGTTATAGTAGCAGTATTGATGTTGACAGTAGTGGCAACGTGTTTACCATTGGTACAAACGACAACGGCCAAGCAATGATTACCAAACAGAACGGTCTAGATGGTTCAATCACGTGGCAGTCTGTACAAACTGATCACAACAACTGGAACTATGACCCACAAGGCCGAGTAGACGCAAATGGTGATGTTTATTTTGGCAGAGTATATTACGACAACCGTGTGAATCACTATGTACTTGGCCTTACCAAACTCAACAGCGGCAATGGTACCTTAGCATGGTCAAGAAGAATCACTAACATTCAAGGCTACTGGATGTTTGATGGTTGGGATACATTCCAACAGGCCATCAGCATTGGTGATGGACAGATACAATGGAGTGGATATGTAAGTGACATCAACAACGACTACAATGATGCCATTACTGTTAGCTTGCCACTAGACGGTAGCGGCATTGGTACATACGGACGTTGGATTGTAGAAGACGATACCAATACTGCTATACTGTCAGGTAACGATAGCTATCAGATAACTCCACCGGTTCCATACGTGGCAACTGATGCTATTACATTCACACTATCCAGCCCAACTATCAACGTAAGTGATGTCAGTGCCGCTGTTATCACTAGAAATAACATCGAGTTGGGCGGTGGATCGATTGTATTTGCCGATGGTAGCGATATTACACAAGCTGGTATTAGTAGAGCACTGACAGATAAGGGTGATAACACTACCTACTTGAACTTTGAACACAATGGCAAGTTTATCTACTTTAACGGTAATCAAGGCAGTTCAACCGTTCGTGTTCCGCAAAACAGCGACACCAAACTTCCGATAGGATTTACAGTTAGCCTTGTAATAGACAACTTTGACGGTAGTAGTGTATATGTTAACACAAGTAACGATACCAGTAACGGGTTACATGTCAGTGCTGTGGGATTCAGTCAAACTTATAGCAATAATAACTGGTGGCGTCTTGGCAATGATGGAAACACTGGTATCTACACGCTAATGAAAGTTGATACCAATCGTTGGGTCCTAAGCGGTCCAAGCATACTAGACGACTATTAAGGATCCACAATGAGTATTATACAAGGCGTTATAGCAAGTATGGGGGCAAGTGCTCCCCCTCCTCCTCCTCCATACTACGGTTCAATCTTTACACTTGAACCCGCGGTGTCAGCATTTAGTGGACAAATAGGTTGGTGGTCTTGGGGCGGATCGATTACGGCGCCATCAGTGGTATCATCTAATCCACCAACACGTGATGCTTACACTTATCCAGACGGTGAAGCTGAGTATGTATACACATTTAACGGTACTGACAACTGGATGATTAGTCCACAGTTGACCACTACCGGTGCGTGGCCCGATGGTAACATTACCGTCGACATGTGGTTTTATCCAACGTCATACGGGATAACATTACTTGCCGAACTAGGTCAAAATACTGGACCAAATGTCGGGTACGACTATAACATGCTGGAAATCGACAGTAGCGGATACCTATTAGCAACAGTATTTCCAAGTGGGCATATAACAAGTCCAAACACAGTGACGCTCAACGCTTGGAATCATGTTTACTTTTTCCACGATGTACAAAATAGCTTACGATTAGAACTCAACGGCAACCTTGATGGTTCCCATGCTGTTAACGGTACAGCATCTAGCGGCTACACACCCCCAGGTCAACGATACTTTGGTATCGGTGGTGGAGGTAACGGCACCAACATGGGCAATGTATCATACTTCCAAGGCAAGATTGGTACTGTATACATTTATGATACTGTAGCACAGTCTTCATACAACGCAACTAAGATTAAACATGCAGTACCTGAGTTGTTGCTAAATCTTGATGCAAGTAATCCAGCGAGTTATGCGGCACAGTATACAGTAACAGTTAGTGCTGTTACAGACAGCGGAACTAAGATACATATCCCTACAGCATTTAGTGCCAACATTGGTAATCAAGTTACAGTGGGATATCCGTTCACTACACAATGGGGCGGTTATCACGGTACAGTGACAAACATAAGCACAGGTACTGGCTCTTTTGGGGCAGAGTGGATATTTACAGTTGACACTAACGTAGCCATTGGGTTTGCCGGTGGAGACAATATGACATTTGGAAGTGCATCAACAACTACTTGGTACAACCTAGTATCAGGCGGACACGATGCTACATTTGATTCAGCACCAGCGTTCTACAGCACTGGTGTTAAGTCCATTGACTTTGCTGGTTACAACTTTGCCACTTTGCCAGCCGACATATGGTTTAATCAAGATTTGACCATTGTATCATGGGTCAAGGTCCACAGCTACGCTAACTGGGAACGTATTATAGATTTTGGTAACGGAGCAGGGGTTAATACTGTACTGCTAGCCGCAAGCGCCGGTGTCAGCGGAAACCCGGCATTGAGAACCGAAGGCACTCAGTTTACAGCCACTAACTATCAACTACCAGTTAACACGTGGGTACAGGTAGCGGGTAGAGTCAAAGCTGATGGTGGAGGCACTATATTTGTCAATGGCGATCAGATGATGAATTATTCAGGCATGGCTATACCTGTAAATACAACAAGAAGCAACTGTTACATTGGTAAGAGCAACTGGCCTGATGCCTTACTGAATGGCGAGATGGGTGAGATACAAATCTATCATAGTGCCTTAAGTGATGCTGTTATTACAGCAAACTATAATAGCACCCGATCTAAATATCTTCCCTCTAGTCTCAGTTTCTCACCAAGTAGCACATCATACCTAGGAGTACAGAATACGCAAAGCGATTGGGCGTTAGGTACAACTTGGACTATTGAGTGGTGGAGCAAAGCAACTACCGCATCAGGCCCGGGTACTATCTTTACTGTGATGGGTCAAAATTTTGATGGTAACGGCATTGACGTATATTACCAAAACGGAAACTTAATCATCAACAACGGCACAACACTAACTGCCGAACCTACTCCTGGATCATGGACACACGTTGCTTTAGTCAGTAACGGAACACAAACAATAGCGTATCTAAACGGTGGCGCACAGTATGTCGGCGGTGCTTGGAATCTCAATAACTCTAGTAATGATCTAGTGATTGGAAAACGTGGGCCTGGAAACTTCCAGTACTTTAACGGCAACTTGGCTAACATTAGAATCAGTACTACAGCCAAATACACCGATACATTTACGCCATCTAAAACTTATGGTGTTGAATCAGATACTAAGTTGTTCTTAGGCGGTACTACACCTCTAGTTGACGGTACTGGCAATCATCCTATAGACAATCAAGGCGCAGTGGTTAGTACGGACTTTCCAACTTAAAACAACAAGGAGCGACAATGCCACAAAATAACTATCAATGGAAAAGAGATAAAGCAGATCCGCGTGATCATGCTTTTGCTCCAAGACTAACAACATTACCTACAAGTGTAGACTTACGTGCTAACTGTTCAGCTATCGAAGACCAAGGTAACTTAGGTTCATGTACTGGCAATGCCATTGCTGGTATTGTAGAATATCTATGCCGCAAAGCAAAACGATCTACTGATGTCAGCAGACTCTTTATCTATTATCAAGAACGTGTATTAGAAGGAACTGTTAACTATGATAACGGTGCTTACATCCGCGATGGTATTAAAGCTGTAAACAAGATTGGTGTGCCTACTGAAACATTATGGCCATACACTATTAATAGATTTGCCTATCGCCCTAGTCAAGCTGCATACATTAATGCTGCTACACGCAAGGCAGTTGGTTATCAAAAGTGTGCTAACTTTGCCGCAGTTAAAGCTGCCTTGGCACAAGGTTATCCCGTTGTAGTCGGGTTCGATGTGTATGAAAGTTTTGAATCAGATGCAGTTGCAGCTACTGGTCAAATGCCTTATCCTAACAAAGCAACTGAACAACTACTAGGCGGTCATGCCGTAGCACTAGTCGGTTATAATGACTCTACTGGTAAGTTCATTGCCCGTAACTCGTGGGGTACAAGCTGGGGCGATCATGGCTACTTCTACATGCCATACCAGGTAATCCAAGACACCTCAATGAGCGATGACTTCTGGATCATTACAAGTATTACTAACCCCTAATACCCTGTTCTTTTAGTTTAACACAAGTATCACACTTTTTGCAAGGTGTGATATTTTTTTCTGTGTAGGTAGGATGTCTACATGACCAAAACTTATCTCGTAAGCTAGTTGGCAAGCTGTCATATATTTCACGTTTGTTTAGATTGAGCACAGGATAGATTTTCTCCACTGGCGTAAACGCCTGGAGTATTTTATTAGCACGAACACGGCGTTCTTCCAGTGCATGGTTCCCATCATTGGCCTGCATACCCATTGCCACTTTTACAATGTTGGGATTAGCAAAGCACACATATCCAGCAAAGAAGTTCATAGTGTCTGAATCAAACATGTATTGTTTATTGTAAACAACTGTGCCTATTTCGCTTTCACTGTATTCAAACTCGAACTTGAGTTCCTTTAGTTCTTTAAGAGCAATATCTACAGCCAGTGCTTCTGCTCGGTGTCTATTTTCAATATTCTTGTTATGAACATGATGTATGTGAATACGATAGTCCTTGTATTCAGGATCTGTTAATAGTTTGTAAACCATACCCAGGCTATCTAGGCCGCCTGAGTACATGGCTAGGATTGTTTTTTGTTCCATATATAAAATGTATAAACCTCGTTAATGGGATGTTCTTCTGGTTGTGGTGTTAGTTCGTGTGCTTTTGGAAAGTAACAGGCATATTTTGTGGGCCAATTAGGATTAAGAAATGCACGAGCTATAAATCTGTTACAGTTTGCCAATACAATGGGCAACAATCGATGGGTAAACTCCATGCCAAATGCCAATGCTCCATCAACTATAATTGTGTCCCAATGCGTATCTAAGTTGAACCAGTCTTTGTTCTTAATCTTAGGATCTGCGTATTTGGGCTCTAAATCCCATGCTTCAGTTGCAAGTGGTAGCAACAGCCGAGTACTGCCTAGTAACAATACACGCCCGGTACAATAGCTTTCAAATACCGAATAATCAGCATCATCGGGTGCTGCTGGCCATTTCAAGCTAGTCCAGTATTCTTTATCTGCGTATATATCCATGTGATATTTATTACTTGCAAACTAGCTAAATATACTAAAGAGAGCGTATTATGACTATACAAACAATTAATTTAGGTAGCTATGCAAACGACGGTACCGGCGACGACTTGCGTACCGCGTTTACTAAAGTAAATGCTAATTTTGCACTATTGCAAGCTGATGTAACCGGTGCTGTTAATCTAGGCACAGGTGCTGGCATTTTTGCTGATAAAAATTCTACAAACTTAGAATTCAAATCAATAACAAGTATAGACGGCAGCATTGCTGTAACAGAAAGTTCCGAAACTATTGATCTTGCAGCAACACCTAGCATTGTGTATGACACTAATCCACAATTAGGTGGCGACTTAGATTTACAAGAACATCGAATTTATAACGGTGATGCACAAACAACTGTTTACGGATTTGACATTCCGATGGTTACTGCATTAGTTCAACTATTAGTAGAATCAAATCAAATCAATTTAGATTTTAATGGTGGACAAGAAGATATCAGTGGATTTAGTCTTACAACCGGAGATTTTATGAATGGTGATCCGAGAGCTGCTAATAAGGATCCGTCAAACGCTAATTTAGATTTTAACGGTACAGGAAACATTAACTTTTTAGATTCAGCTTCAACAAAATTAGATATTGATTTTGGCACATTTTAACAGAGAGTAGTAATGGCGCTTAATGTTTGGACTCAACGCTCGGGGTACTCGTTTGGTTCGTTTCAAGAACGAACAATGTTCAACGAGCAACTACCTGTAACTAATGATAACGGAGTTACATATTCTATAATTTCAGGACATCTTCCTAACGGTTTAAGAATTAGCGATAATAATATTATTGGCACACCGTACGAAGTGCCTCGCAATACTACATTTACATTTTGTGTAAGAGCATCCCTAAACGGATCTATCTCAGACAGAACATTTACAATAGAAATTATAAATGCAGACGGACCAGAATTTGTGACTTCTGCTGGGGAATTACCAATAGGTCCGTCTGAGCAATTATTTACATTAGACAGTACATATATCGATTTTCAAATTGAAGTTACAGATTTAAATCTTAGTGCTACTCAACATTTAAGTTTTTTTATTTCCAAAGATGACGGCGAACTACCTCCGGGACTAGTGCTTACAACAGACGGAAGAATTGTAGGATTTGTTCAACCTGCGTTAAGTATTAAACCAAGTGACGGGTCAGGAACATATGACGAAAGTATTTACGATGCCGTTGCATACGACTTTGCGTTTAGACCCACAAACGGTTATGATAGTTATATTTACGATACAGTATTTTTTGATTACAATATTCCCTCAAACCCACCAAAAAAATTAAACCGTAACTACGAATTTAATGTAAGTGTTAGCGATGGAGATGTTGTTGTAAAAAGAAAATTTGATATATTTGTAGTAGGTGACGATTATTTCCGTGCCGACAATACATACCTATCTGGAGTATTTACTGCTGACGTTACATACTTAAGAAAGCCGATATGGCTTACTGCCAGCTACCTAGGAACTTTTAGAGCTAATAACTATATCACGATTCCAATTCAGACGTACGATACTGATAATATTATAAACTCCTTAGATTCATTAAATCCAGATCACACAGCAAGTGAATTGCCTCCAGGTATGGCATTTGACGAAGAGACTTCGGAAATTTACGGGTTTGTTCCTTATCAACCTGCAATTACTAAAACATATAAGTTTACAATTACATCAACTAGATTTAGTGATAAATTAGAAACTGCATCGTCATCTCGCACATTTACTATTAATGTAATTGGAGAAATTGACAGTATTATCACATGGAGTACAGGTGCAGATTTAGGAGGAATTAATGCCAACTTTGTATCTACACTGAGCGTTAAAGCAGTTAGTTCTGTACCAGGTGCAACTGTATTATACTCACTAACTAGCGGATTATTACCTCCAGGATTAAGTTTAGACCTCGACGGAGAAATTGTAGGCAAAGTTAATCAGTTTAGCGATTCAACACATTTTGGGTTAACAAGATTTTATGATACCGTTAACGGTGATAAAATCATTACAACGTTTGACGGAAACACTACTACCATTGATAGAGTATATACCTTTACTGTAGAAGCTAGAGATCAGTACGGCATTAGTGCCATAACTAGAGCATTTACTATTACAGTAGATACACCAAATACCATTACTTATAGTAATATTCGTGTAAAACCGTTCCTTAAAAACACCATCGATGCGTGGGCAACTGATAGTAAATCGCAACGAGATAGATTTAAAGAATTTATTAACGATACAAATATTTTTACACCAAGCAGTGTTTACCGTACAAACGATGCTAATTTTGGTTTGCAAACAGATTTATCTATGATTATCTACGCAGGAATAGAAACCACAGTTGCTGCCGCATATGTCGGCGCAATTGGATTAAATCATAAAAGAAAACGTTTCCAATTTGGCTCAATTAAAAAAGCAACTGCATACGTACCGGGAACAAAAAATGAAGTATACGAAGTTGTATACTTAGAAATGATTGACCCCTTAGAACCAAAAGGTAAGCGTTTACCAAATGTTATTAAACATTTAGGAACCGAAAATGTTAACCTTACAGTTGATAGCAATAACGCTTTTTGGAGTACAGCAATTAACGATATGACTGTTGATAGCCAGTATTCATCAAGACCCGATCCTATTGTAACTGTTGACAGTCAGGGTTATTTTGCATCTAATCCTAATCCTAATACATATTTTCCTAGCAGCGTTACTAACTGGCAGGAAAGAATTAGTAGCATAGGCGCTACTGAAAGAAATTACCTTCCTCTTTGGATGCGTACTATACAACCAGGATCAAAATCCGAACTAGGATTCCAATTAGCTGTTCCGCTATGCTATTGCAAGGCCGGAACTGCCGACGACATTATTTTGAACATTAAGCATAGCGGGTTTGATTTTTCATTAATTGACTACACCGTTGACCGATACATAATTGATGCAGTCGAAGGTGCTACCGCTGATAAATATCTCGTATTTAGAAACGACAGGATTACAATATGACCAGTAATATAAATTTCTCTGCTATTGACGAACAATACCCAATTGCTGGAAAAGACAACGATAGCCAAGGTTTCCGTGATAACTTTGGAATCATTAAAACAGCTCTAGGAGCAGCTAAATCGGAAATTACCGAATTACAATCTAATTCCTTATTAACGCAAAATTTAGTAAACGGTGATCCGGTTAATAACGACCTAAATGGCAGTTCAATTAATAACGGTTATTACAATAACTTCCACGGTGTATCTTATATTGCAACTGTTAACGGAACTGCGAGTATAAATGTAAGTACAGCTAGTATCTTTGTTTATACCCTTACTGGTAACACCACATTTACATTTACAGGTTGGCCTGCAAATACCTACTACTGTAAAGTAAAAGTTCACTTTGTAAGTAGCGATAGTACATCACACACTGCATCGCTATATTCCGCAGGCGGTGGAACTGTTCGTTTAGATGGACAATTTACTGGTTCAATACCAGGAAATGGAAAGCACCAAATTATAGAAGCATGGTCATACAACGATGGTGCTACTGTATTTGTTAATTTTTTAGGTAGCTATTAATGCACCCGTTAATTAATGATTTGACTTCGCTTAAAGACGGCGAACTAGAAAATAAAATTAGTGAACTAACTCGTAAGTATTTTTCTACTCATAATTTTGAACTACAGCAGCAAATTTCTATGGTTATCGATACCTATAAAGAAGAATTGAGCAAACGTAGACAAGCTGAATACGAAAAATTGATGCAATCTCGCAATAAAGATCTTGACAAACTAATTAACGTCAACTAAACTATAGGCTATGCGCCTAGATCAATTTAGCAATCCCGTCTTTAACGAACAAGATATTTTTGAAGCCTTGTACAAAGGACATAACATCTCTGGCGAAATGTTTGTTGACAAAACTACATCAACTAAATCTCTCGAAAAAACAGCTGGGTTCAATTTCTGGTTACCGTTAGATAACTATGACTTATCCCTAAGTGACTACGATGCCGCAATGCAAGCTGATTGGAACATGCCCGACGGCTATAAAAATATGGATATCGAGGAATGGCTTTATAGTCAAGGCGGTAATAATGTAAGAGTTCGTGAAGAATTAGACGCATTTAAAGAACGAAATATGCTAGACTTGCTACGTTGGCTTAAATATTTCGTAGATACTTGCGAAAAAGAAGGAATTGTATGGGGTGTAGGGCGCGGGTCAAGTGTAGCTAGCTATGTACTTTACTTGTTAGGCGTTCACAGCATAGATCCTATCAAATATAATTTAGACTGGCAGGAATTCCTGAGATAAGTACTATTATAATCGAGGAGATTAATATGGCAATGAAAGAACAACAAAGACAAGTTTACCGCAGTATGCAGGGTAAAGAAGTAGATATGCATAAACTTGTTATGCAAAACGAAATGACTGTTGCAGTGGGCAACGTAAAAGTTAATGCTCGCGGAGACGAACTAGGCCCAGGCGGACAAATTATCCGTAAGCGCGAAGAAGTTTTAGCTGCGGCTACTAATGCAGTACCTGCACAAAACAGTCAACGCAAAAACATCGACAATATGGACCCAGAAGGTAACGAATGAGAGCACAAGCAAGTAAACTAAGGCCAATTCAATCTCATATCTTAGTTAGAGATATGAACTTTGCTGATCAACGAACGGCTAGTGGAATATATATCCCTAGCGATGACGGTAAGTCAGAGGGTGTTAAACCTCGTTGGGCTAGAGTATTTGCAATAGGTCCAGATCAAACCGAAGTTAAAGTCGGTGAATGGATCCTAGTAGAGCATGGTCGCTGGACACGAGGTTTAGAAGTAGAAGAAGACGACGGAACTAAGTTTACTATCTGGAGAGTTGATCCAAATGGCATCATGATGTCAGCAGATGAACGCCCAGCTGGTCCGGAGTTTGGACAATTTGTAAGTCCAGAACACGGTTCCGTTCATAACCCACAAGACTTTATTCAACCTAGACTGTAATTAGTCATTTGAGTATCAGGGCACTTGACATGCCCTGTTCTCTCCTTTATACTACACAAAAGGAGAAATCTTATGAGCACATTTACAGAAGCAGTAGAAGATATTAAAAAAGCAAAAAGCGTTTTAGAAACACAGCCAACCGAAGTTGCTAAACATCCAGATCCAAAAAAACATCTATATATTAGCCTTGCTAAGAGCTTTATTAGAATTGTAGCAGGTGTTACGCTTGTAGTAGGATTTCCCGTATGGTGTGGTGTCGGACTTATCGCTGCCGAAGTACTTGGCATTTTTGAGGAACTAGTATGAGAGAACTTTGGGTAGAAAAATATCGCCCTAAAACAATTGATGGTTACGTGTTTAGAGACGACCATCAAAAAAATCAAGTTAAACAATGGATTAAAGAAGGAACTATTCCGCATTTACTCTTTAGTGGCAATGCCGGAATTGGTAAAACTACCCTCGCTAAAATTCTATTCAATGAATTAGAAATTAACGATTTAGATATTTTAGAAATTAACGCATCACGTACTAACTCCGTTGATGATGTTCGTGATAAAATTGTTAACTTTGTACAAATGATTCCATTTGGAGATTTTAAAGTAGTGTTGCTAGACGAAGCAGATTACTTGTCGCAAAACGCTCAAGCAGCACTTCGTGGTGTTATGGAAGAATACCATACTACAGCAAGATTTATTCTAACTTGTAATTATCCAAACAAGATTATTCCAGCATTACACAGTCGATGTCAAGGATTTCACATTGCTAAGGTTGATCAAAACGAATTTACTGCCCGTGTTGCAGAAATTTTAATTACTGAAGAAGTTGAATTTGGTATCGATACCTTAGATACCTTTGTTAAAGCAACATATCCAGACTTGCGTAAATGTATTAATATGGTTCAAATGAATAGTATGGATGGTACCTTGCATACACCAGAAAGAGGTGATAGCGGAACTACTGACTATAAACTAGAAATGGTTGAGCTATTCAAGGCTGGAAAAATTAAAGAAGGTCGTAAACTAGTTTGCGCACAAGCTCGCCCAGAGGAGATGGAAGAAATCTATCGCTGGCTATACGATAACATTGAAATTTTTGGCGAAGAAACAAAGCAAGAAAAAGCTATTTTAATTATTAAAGAAGGTATTCGAGATCACGGACTAGTAATTGACGGTGAGATTAACCTTGCAGCAACTTTAGTTAAATTATCGTTTTTATGAAACAAAAGTTAAAACAAGCATATATGAAAACTGCGGAAACATTCGCAGAACTTAGTCATGCTCGTCGCTTACATGTTGGCGCTATTGTAGTTAAGGATGATAGAATTATCTCTATCGGCTACAACGGTATGCCAGCAGGTTGGGACAACAACTGCGAGTTTGAAATCTACGAAGAAAACGGAGACGATGAACCTGAAGTTATCTTAAAAACTAGACCCGAGGTATTACATGCAGAAACTAACGCCATTGCGAAACTTGCTAGAAGTAACGAGTCTGGTCTCGATGGGGATCTATTTGTCACTCATGCTCCTTGCTTGGACTGTGCCAAACTTATCTACCAATCAGGTATTAAACGAGTATGGTATCGTACTGCTTATAGGGATAATGCCGGGGTGGATTTCCTTAAGGCTTCGCAGGTCAGAGTTGAACAATTAGAAAAGGACGCATAAAGCGTCCTTTTTTGTTAGTTAGTTATCACCGTAAATTGCTAGGATCTCCTTGACAGCATCGTGTCGTTCAATGTCTTTAGCGTCAAACTGTACTATGTCAATGTGACGCATACCTGGCTTGTCTGCTAGCAGATTGCAGAAATTGATCAAACCATTATCGTTTAATCTATCTGCTTGTGCTAAGTCCCCTGTTACAACCATCTTGCTACCTTCGCCTAGGCGAGTTAATAACATTTTCATTTGGTTTACAGTAGTATTCTGACATTCGTCTGCAATGATGTACGCATTTTTAAACGTACGGCCTCGCATGTAGGCTAGCGGGCTTATTTCAATCACTCCTTCATCAAGCATTTTGTTGATGTCTTGTTGTTTATAATACTCAAGGAAGACGTCGAATATAGGGCGTGTCCATGGAGCCATTTTTTCATTAAGCGTACCTGGCAAAAATCCTAGATCCTCATCTACGGAAACGGCGGGTCTTGTGACTACGATCTTGTCTACAATTCCTTCCTGGAATAACTTAATCCCGTGTTGCACCGCAAGCATTGTTTTACCCGTGCCAGCTGGCCCGATAGCGAAAACAATACTCTTGCTTTCATCGTTTAGCTTGCTTAGATATACTTTTTGGTTGGGATTTCGTGCGCTGATTACGACACGTTGCTTCTTCTGCGGAAGATATGGTTCAAAATCAATTACTTTAACGTCTGATGTGAAGCGTTTTTTCACTCTTTTACTCATCGTAGTTTTTCTCCTACTCTACATGAAAGCAGGACTTGTAGTGACCGCCTTTGATAACTACAGAGGTCCTACACTATTATTTACATAAATGAGTCCAAAAGTAATCTGATATGGTATGATTTTAATCCAGCTAAATAAGAGTACAGAATTCCGGGAATTATCATGCACGATATTTTAGACATTATACGCAACATTGACGACTTATACGAGAACAATACTAACTTGTCCGTACTAAAAGACTTTGAACGAGTATTAGACGAACTAGACGTTTACGTTTACGAGAACTGGGAAGAAGGCGAATTAGCCTATGGCCCTAAAGTAGACCGTCATTGGATCACTGCTGGCTTTATGTGGGAAGAAAAGAAAATGCCTAATCCTATTGCTGCAAAGCGATTAATGGAACTAGGTTGCAAGGTTAACTATAAAAAGTCACATCTTGTAGAAGCTCGTCCTATTCGTCAACAAACAGATTTACGTCCAGGTACAAAGAAAGGCAAACTTGATCATAAGCCTATTTGGATTGTAGAAATTCAAATGCCAAAGAAAATTGCATTTGACATTTACAAAGGTTACATGGACAAACTTAAAAACGATTACATGGAGAATAATGCTCCATCAAATGGAACTCCACTTCCAGCAGCACCGGGCGGAGCAGCACCAGCAGCACCAGGCGGAGCAGCACCAGCAGCACCAGCAGGCGCACCACCAGCAGCAGGAGCGGCACCAGCGCCGGCAGTTTAATATGACAAAGATTAATGAAAGCCTTCGCGCTGATGACCTAAGACACTTTGTTAAAAGTGTTTTTGAAATCGACAGCTACCAAAGTAAAATCGGCGATGATCAAGATATTGTCACTTTAAGTTTTACAGTCGACGGAGAAGATCCTGCATCAGACTTAGAACATTTTATCGAAATGGGGTTTGATTATGTACTAGATGCCGATGTTAGTCCGGGCGAACTAGATGATGGCAAATATCGTGTTTACGTAGAACTAGAGCGCAATCGTCATGTTGGTAAACAAATTAGAGAAATATTAGACGGAATTGAAAAATTAACAGGCGAAGATGACATGCGTTTTCGTTGGTTTAAAAGTTTTCGTAGTCAGGCTGCTACATTAGAAAATCTCGATGCAGCAATACCTGCTAACCCTAAAGACTACAAACTTGCAACTGAACAACACAGTTTAAATAATTTTAGTAATTTTTTTAGCAACAGTTATGCAGATGAATTAAATGTAGTTGGCGAGTCAATTAGTTTTAAAAGATTAAATGGCGATACTGTTAATTTTAATATTGTTGCAAGTGGACCAAAGAGTTATGTGTATGAAACCTTAACTGGCCCAATTATGTTAGAAAGTAAAGATGTAGCAGAGTCTATATTCCTTACAAAATATATTGGAAACTACAACATTACTAAAGTAGGTAACACATTCGTATTTGAACGCAGCGGCTGGGCCGTGGCACTTGAAAGGAAATAATTATGGCAGACGGATTTAATTTTGATTTTACATTTGAAAAATTTAAAGCATGTGTTGGAAACCCACCAAATGCTGAACACTGGTACGAAGCATTGTGCGACGTACTTCCCGACTACGATATTAACACAGTACCACGTGTAGCAGCTTTCTTAGCGCAAACTGCACATGAGTCAGGCGGATACCGTGCAATCAAAGAAAACTTAAATTACAAAGCAGAAAGTCTTTGCCGTGTATGGCCAAGATATTTTCCAGATGCTGCTACTGCTCAACAATACGCACAGCAACCAGAGCGCATTGCTAACAGAGCATATGCTAATCGTATGGGCAATGGTCCAGAAGAATCTGGAGATGGATGGAAGTTCTGCGGACGTGGACTTATTCAGTTAACTGGTAAGGACAACTATTCACGTTACGCACAAGCAACTGAACAAACATTAGACGAAGCTAGCGAACATTTAACAACTTTTGAAGGTTGCGTACAATCAGCGGCTTGGTTCTGGGAAGCTAACAACTTAAACCAATTTGCAGATAGCGGAGACATCCTAACAATGACTAAACGTATTAACGGTGGTACATTAGGATTAGAGGATCGTCAGCATCATTATCAAAACGCTATTCGAGTCCTAGGCGGTTAACATGCATCAGATTAGCTGGATGTTGAGCTTAATTCCAGATGCAGTATTAAACTGGGTTTATTGGGCAATTATTGCCGTAGGTCTTACAGGTGTATTTGCCGGCTGGTTTGGTAAATTCATCCCGTTTTACGGAAAATATGTACAATTTTTAAAACCAATAGGTATTGTATTGCTAGTGCTAGGTGTTTGGTTACGAGGCGGATACGATACCGAAATGGCTTGGCGAGCTAAGGTCGAAGAGGCAGAAGCTAAAGTTGCCAAGGCTGAAGAAGCTAGCAAGGATGCCAATACTAAATTAGCAGACGAGCGTAGCAAAAAATCTAAAGTTCGTACAGAATACATTACAACAGTTAAAGAGCGAATTGTTAAAGACACACAGATAATTGACTCGGAGTGTAAAGTTGCACCTGAAGCAATTAAAGATTTAAATGACGCTGCTATAAACCCTGCTAAAAAGGAGATTACAAAATGAATCGACTTTTAGCAATTATGTTAATAGCAGTACTAGGGGGCTGCACTAGTGTCCCTGTAACAATGAAATTTCCCGATGTTCCGGCAGACATGCTAGAAGCTTGTCCTGATTTAAAACCTGTACCAGATACTACTAAATTGAGCGAAGTATTACCTGTTGTTGCAGACAATTATAAGCAATATTATGATTGTAAAGATAACACAGATAGCTGGATAGAATGGTACAAAACCCAAAAGAAGATATTCGACAGCGTGAAATAAATACGTATATAACAGCCAAAAAGGAGCGAACTAATGGCACTTATAGATTCAGTTTTAAATTTAATTAACAAACAACCAAAAGATCCGGATGCACTAAAGCCTCCAGTTGGATCGCGTAGTGAGCGTGAAGCTAAACTAAAAGACAAAGCAGGTATGGTTATTTCCATATTTGCATTGTTACTAGCAGTTAACGCATGGTACGGTGGCAAATTATCTAGCATAGTATTAAACAATACACTAGGTGCTAACAACACGTGGGCGCAATATCAAGCTAAAGCAGGACGAGGCGTTAGCTACGAGATTGCATCTAAAACAACCAACGATCCAAAACTAAAAGCAGAATTCCTGGCGGAAAAAGAACGCATGGATGCTGAGAAAAAAGAGATTGCTGAGCGAGCAAAAGCAATGGAACACGAGCGTGAGATTGCTAAAAAATCTAGTCCATGGATTGGTTATGCTTCAACAGCATATCAGTTAGCTATTGTTGTTCTATCAGCAAGTATTCTTGCAGTTAGCATGGCAATGTTCTGGGGTAGTTTTGTAGTGGCAGGTCTAGGACTAGTATTAAGCCTTAACGGCTTATTCCTTTGGTTCTAAAGTAAGACAAACAGGAGCGAAATAAAATGGCAGAAGAAAAAGATAGCGGCGGAGCCGAATGGATGCAAAAACTATGGCGTCCAGCAATGGGTTGGATGTACATGCTAATCTGTTTATTAGATATGGCAGTGTTTCCAGTCTTATGGTCATTGCTACAAGCAATGATGCACATGCCAATTACACAATGGAATCCACTAACACTGCAAGGTGCCGGTTTATTCCACATTGCAATGGGTGCGGTATTAGGTATTAGTGCGTTTGGTCGTACACAAGAAAAACTAGCAGGAACAGCAGCTAATCCAACAGCAACAAGTCAAATAGTTACTAACAATCAAAACATGACTGGTAACGTAGCTGGTGGTTTTGGTAGCAACCAAGGCGGCGGAATGGGCGGGGGCTTTGGTGGTTCAACAGGCGGATTTGGAGGAGCAAGTAATGGCGGATTCGGTTCATCATCAGGCGGGGCTTCAGCATTTGGCGCACCTGCAGCAGGAGGCTTCGGCTCAACCAGCGGTGGTTTTGGGGCAACAACATCTCCAGCACCAGCAGCGGGTGGCTTTGGCGGAGGCGGGTTTGGAGGCGCACCTGCAACACCTTCGTTCGGAGGAGCAGCAACAGCAGCACCAGCAGTGACAGCAAGCGGTAAGAAAATAGTTCCTACCGATCCTGATCCTGTACTATAAGGAAAACAAAATGAAAAAATTATTAGCATTATTAATTGTAGGCATCTTTGCTAGCACAGCATACGCCGGTGGTGAATCAAAAAAGGTTTGCGAAACTAATCCAAAAACAAAAAAGGAAGTTTGCAAAACTATTAAAGTTCATAAGAAAGTAGAAGGCGACAAAGTACCAGACGCAGCTAAAAAGAAATAATTTTTAGCACTTGACAGGTCCAATTAAATAGTGTACTATACATTATTATTTGGACCTGTTCTTATGACTGATTATTACAATATACTCGGTGTTAGCCCAAACGCTAGCCCAGACGAAATTAAAAAAGCCTACAGAAAATTGGCTAATCAGCATCACCCCGATAAAGGCGGCGATCAAGCCAAGTTTAAAGATATTAGCGTTGCATACGATACCTTAAGCGATGCTAACAAAAAAGCCGAATACGATCAAATGCGTATGGGCGGTGGTCGTCAACATCATTTTAATAGCGGCAATTTCCAAGACTTTGCAGATATTTTTGGCGGAGGGTTTGATCCCTTTGGATCAAGACCTGGCCCGTTCGGAGATATGTTTGGGAGAAGAATGCCTAAAAACAGAGATTTAAATATCCAGTGTCAGATTACTTTGCTCGATGCTTATCAAGGTAAGCAACTCGAAGCAAATTATACATTGCCAAGCGGTCGCCCACAGACTGTAATTATAAATGTTCCACCAGGTGTAAGTCATGGCGAAACAATTCGATATAACGGGTTAGGCGATGACTCTGTTACAGGATTACCACGTGGTAATTTAAACGTTACAGTAATTGTAATGCCCGATCCATTGTTTACACGCAACGGTGACGACTTATACACTACAATCTTTATTAGCCCAATTGAAGCAATGATTGGTTGTCGTAAAAAAGTTAAATTTATTAATGGCTCTGAGAAGGAAATTGACATCAGACCCGGTATTGAAACTGGTGTAGAGTTTGCAAGTCCAGGACACGGCTTTGATAATCCTCATACTGGCGGCAAAGGTAGATTTATTACTGTTATTAGTATAAGAACACCGAGCATTGTTGACCCGATTATTGTTCAAAAACTAAAAGACATTCAAGATGAAATTAGTAGTAAATCCTGATCCAATACTAAAACAGACAGCAGTCGAATGGGACTTTGCTGTAGATACTAACTCTGAAGAAGTAGAAGCTGAAATGGTTTCTATTATGAAAACATTACACGGGCGTGGCTTAGCTGGCAATCAGGTTGGGCTTTTAAAGCGAGTATTCACAATACACCTCGATAACCATCCAGAATTAAAAGAACCATTTGCAATGTTTAACCCAAAAGTTATTTCAGTAAATGGCGCTCACGAAGAAATGTTTGAAGAAGGATGTTTAAGTTTTCCAAATCTTTGGTTACAAGTTAAACGTCCAATGAGCATTACTTCAGAATACTTTGACAAAACTGGAAAATTGTGTATAATAGAACTAACTGGAATAGATGCCAGGTGCTTTTTACATGAGCTAGACCATTTAAATGGAACAGTTTTTACAGAAAAAGTTAGCCAAATGAAGCTATTACTAGCTCGCAAAAAACAAAGGAAAAATAATGGTAGAACCAAGTGATAATTTACAAGCAGTATTCGAAAGTGCTATTGAAACTGCTAAAAAACTACACCACGAGTACTTAACAATAGAGCATTTGCTATTTGCTATGTTAGGGGAAGACTCGATGGCCGCTGCTATACGTGGCTACGGTTCTAATCCGTCTGATCTCAGACAAGCTCTTGCAGACTACTTACAAAATAAATGCGAAGAAATTACAGTTCCAGACGTTGTAGTTAAACCAAAAAAGACAAAAGCAATTGAACGTATTCTTAATCGTGCATTTACACAAGTTTTATTCAACGGTCGTCAAAAGATTGAACCGACAGATGTGTTTCTTGCTATGATGACAGAGAAACGCAGCTGGGCATTTTACTTTATTAGCCAAGCAAATATTGAAAAAGATAAGTTTGCTGACTATCTTAACCACAATGTCGAAGCCGAAGAAGGCGGAGAAGAAGAAAACCCACGTGGCGATAAAGCCCTTGCGCAATTTACAACTAACCTTAACGAAGCAGTTAAGAAAAACAAAATCGACCCTGTTATCGGTCGTGTGGACGAGCTAGAAAACATTGCGTTATCAATGGGCCGTCGTAGCAAGAACAACGTAATCCTTGTTGGTGATCCTGGTGTGGGAAAGACGGCAATAGCCGAAGGTCTTGCCTACAACATAGTTAAGGGCGCAGTTCCAGATTTCCTCAAGGATTATACTGTATTCAACTTGGACATCAGTGCAATGTTGGCCGGTAGTAAATACCGCGGTGACTTTGAAGAACGATTCAAAGCAGTACTTAAAGGTTTAAGTAAAAAAGGTAAGACTGTGCTGTTCATCGACGAGGCCCACATGATCTCTGGCGCAGGATCTGCTAGCAACTCAGCTAACGATCTCGCTAATATGATGAAACCTGCTCTAAGCAAAGG